GAACCAAGTAATGCACCAGCTAAATTATCAACTCTTTCAAGATTAGCAGTTAAAGGGTCAACATCAGCAGTAAATGTAGTAGTTAGTCTCCATTGGTCAATGTGTGATATAAAGTTCCCACTAGGAATTTGACTAAATGAAACAACACCACCATCGGCAATGGACATAGCATCATCTCCATCTGTGAATTCTATAAGAGGTGTCTTAACAGAAGTTGACCCAGTAACAATAGGAATTGTAACATTGCCATCAAATGTACCACCTGCTGATTTACTTACTGTGTCGGATACAGAAAATATATCAAAAACAATTATCTCTACTAAATCATCGGTTGAAGCACCTTGAGCTAATACAATAGCTGTGCCACTAGTGGAAGTGTAATCAGCTTCGCCTAACTTCACACCATTTTGATATACGTCAACAAAGTTACTGTCTGTGTAACTTAATGTAGCACCCTCTGTTCCTGCACCACTAAACGAGGTCTGGTTTGATGTGGCAGTGTATGTGTGCTTTCTTCTAACACCATTAAAAGGAGATGCCCCTAAATATGCCATATTTTTTTACTCCCCTATCATAGCAGTTATTTCATCATCTGATAAACCTAAAACTTTAAGTTTGTCTATGGCTGATGCTTTGTTTGTTTCTTTAGCTTCTATTACTTTTGCTTCATCTGCTTTAATTTTTTTATGCTCTGCTCTTAATTTTGTAAGCCACTTTTTATCATTATCTGTTTCTTCAACTAATTCGCCATTTAAGTATTTCATTTTGCTATTCCATATATTGTAAAGATTCCTGCTGCTATATTTTGATCTCCAAATATCTTTATATAATTAATAACACTTGTAGTATCTATTGCTGTAAATCCTTGATAAGCATATTGATTTGTTACAGTACCTCCATTTGAAGTGGACCCATGTGATATAACATCTTTTGTAGTTGAACCATTTACACCAAACAATGTAATGTCTCCATTTATCCCTCTAGCTGCATCATCATCTTCATCTTCTGTTATCATTATGCTTGTTCTTTCATTGAATCTTCCTGTATCATTACCATTCGTTTGGAAATAACTTAAAGAACATTCGTGATCTATAAAATTTGAACCGTTATCTACTGAACATCTTGCTCTTAAATCTGTATTGTTTGCTGCAGGAACAACATTCTGAAGTGTAATATGATAGTTGTCATAGGCTGAAGTTATGATTGAGTTATTAAAAGCTACTAAAGCTGTAGCACTTGAAACAGTTGTTTTTGCTAATTTAACTAATCCACCAGCACCAGTAATAGTACCTGTCAAAGCATAGTTATCATCTAATTTTAATATAGTATTATCTACTGCATCTAGTGCAATCCCACCTGTTAATACTTTTGTTAATGCCATTATTTACTCCTTAACTTGGCTTTGTTGGAAACGTAATGTTACTCAACGCATCATCTGATGGTGTAGTATCTGTTATGTCTCTCAAGGCTTGTCTGTATGTTTTCCAAGCATCTGATAATGTTACATCACCTAATGCCATGTAATCTGTTTCTGCTAGTAGTTTATCTCTTTGTTTGCGTAAGTCTACCATACGTCTAGCAGGTGCAGCGTTAGTCCAAGCTGTGTTAGCATTGTCAAATGCTGTTTGTTCTGCATCAGTCATTTCAACTAACTGACCATCGACACTTTTATTTCCATTTGCCATTATTAAACCCTTACTTTACTAATCCATATAATTTAATTGTGCCACTAGTTAGATTACTCCCTGAATTTAAGCTAAGACCATTTACAACCTTATCTACATTTCCTACTGTTAAAGAACCTGTTAAAGAACTACCTTCAGGATTTCCATGCTCGTTATTAGCCATTGTATATCCTGAATACATAAAAGGAAAAGTTGTACTATTTACATTTTGAATATGTAGCCTACCTGTAACACATTCTCCTGTATCATTTCCAACACCATATTTTGTTAGCCTAAATGCACTAGTAGCATTTGATGATTCATATGCAGAACCTGAAGTACCTGCAGTCTCAAAAGCATATATATTGCCTGTTTGCACAGTACCACCAACCAGCACTCTCAGAGATAAAGGTTGATTGTCATCTGCTTGTCTAAGATTAAAGAAAAGTATGTATTCATCAAATGTGCTATTTATATAAGTAGATGAAATTGCTTCAGTTGCACGAGAACTTGAAAATGTTGAGTTAAGCAAGAGAACTAAACCCCCTGCACCCCCAGCACTAAACACAGGAGCTTGACTGAATGTTACAACACCATTACTTGCTATAGCTATTGCATCTGCATCACCTACAGAACCTATCTGTCCTGCATTAGCGACTGTTATGCCACCACTATGAACACTTCTACCTGTGAATGTAGGCACACCTGTAACTGCAAGAGTACCACCCATGCCCACGTTACCACCAAAGTTACCACCACTTCCTGCACTAACTGTATCACCTACAGTAAAAATATCATAAATAATCATTGAAACAACATCGTTAACAGAAGCACCTGTTTCTAAAACAACGCTTGTTCCCGTTGTTGCTGTATAATCTGTTGCAGCTTTTAATAACACACCGTTTTGAAAAACATCCATGTAAGCTGTGTCTGTGTATGTTAAAGTTATACCATTAACATCTGAGCCACTAAATGAGGTTTGGCTGGCTGTTGCATCAAATATAAATCGGCTTCTAATCCCAAATTCAGGGCTTTTTCCTATATAGGGCATTATGCTAAATCTCCAGATATATTATGCGAGTGTTCCATGAATTACTCCATTGGTATTGGGGTGGTCTAGTGTTGCACTTTCTCCAGCATTTGCACCTCTAATATCAAAGACTGTTGTACTAAGTGTATCTCCATCTCCAGCACCATTATAAGAAGTTGCGTGACTACCTGATACAATAGAACAAACAAAATTATCACTAGCCATATTATTGGCTATTGTTATAGTATAATCGCCTCTACCAACATCTGTATTGGTTGTTACATTAAATGAATCTGATATTGATGTACCATTGCTCTGCAAAAACACCCAACACTTTGCCAACCCTTGTTGTAAATGAATAGTGTTTGTGCCGCCTTCTCCTACCACAAGTATATTACCTATGGCAGTTACACCCTTTAGTTTATCAATGGATATCTCTGATGCACCACCAGTAGTTTGTATAGCATCTACTTTAATTACACTCATGTTACTACAAACCTCCCACCGTCTTCAACCGTGACTGTTATACCAGATGCTACTGTAAGTGGACCTGTAACCTGTGCATTTTCTGAAGCTAGTATTGTTACACTTGTTGATAAAGTTTGGATATTAGTACGAAAAATACTACCAGCTTTAAAAGTTCCTTTATTTTCAAGGGCTGGAGTTATTGTTGTTGCTGTTTTTCCTAAGTAAACAACAAAGATATTATTTCCAGAGTTACTAGAAGGTGCGCCACTAAAAGTTAAAGTTGTGCCACTAGTAACGGTATAAGAATCTCCAGCTTCTTGAATAACACCGTCTACTGAAACTAAAATACTTTGAGAAGAGCTAACAGAAGTTGTTAAAGTGAAAACAGTAACACTACCGTCACCGCTAAATTCTTGCACACTTGGTAAACTTTCAAAGTTTCTAGGTGGCGAATTTCCAAGAAAAGGCATTAGGTTATCTCCATTATACTCGCTACGGTATCAAGACTATTTGCTGTATCAGATTTTACAATTAAACTATGAGTTGCTTCCATAACAATTTTGTTTCCACTCATGTATTCAAAACTACCCCCACTAGGAATAGGTATTGCTTTTGCAAGAAAAACTACAGTTCCAGCATTTAACTTAATATCCACTAATATTTGACTTGCTGATATGTTTGCTAGGGTTAAGCCAATAACAACTGTTGTTGTGCTGGTTGGAGCAGTGTAAACTGCCATATCAGTAGAAGCATTAGTGTTTGCTCCACTAAAAACTTCATTTTTAAAAGTATTAGCCATTCCCTAATCTCCTAACCTACATCATCAAGTAAAGCAATTACTATAGCATTAGCAGTAGCATCACCAACACCACCTACATCAGAAGATATAGCGTGTAAATCAGCAACAGTTACATTTGGAAGTTTTCCAAACCATGTTTCTGAAGCACCTATAAAAATACCGTCAGCTAAATCATTTGCGGCAGCTCCTGCATCAATAGAAAGCATTATACCATCGGCTGAAGAAAGATTCTGAACGAATAAAAATAAAATTTTATCTCCAGACGCTACGGCTGTTGGTGCAGTATCTTGATCTACGGCTGTATAATCAAGAAAAGCTCCTGCAATTAAATCAGCAGATGTCGTTGTGACGGCTGTTTTTTTATAATACCATTTATCGTTTGCATCTACGGGGGCAAGACTCATGCTTCCTGAAAATGTTTTTGCTAACTCATCGGGTAACATAGTTGCTTGAATTGATACACTTACTTCATTTGCCATTGTTGTTCTCCTTTAATTATCCCAAAGCAATACTTAGAGCAGTCGCTGTTCCAGCAATTGCCGTGTTATTAGTTAATTGTAAAGAGTCACCAACGCTTGTTACAGCACCTCCAGACCCTGCTCCATCACAAAAAACTAAGTCTGTATTACCATTTGCTATGGTGACTGTAGTTCCTGTTCCTTGTTTTATCTGGGCTGACCTCAAGCCTGATAAACTATTTTTTATTATAAAAAATCTTGAAGATGAGTTTGGAGCAATGGTAACAACATTTGTGCCACCTAAATCAGAACCACTATCATTTAAAAGAATAACAGTAAACATGCCTGTTTGCACATTGCTTGATCCAGAAGTAGGCGAAGCTAATCTAATAGTTAAAGTTGTTGTTAAATCACTGGCCGTTAACTCGCCATAAGATACAACTCTATCAAGAATATTTAAATTTAAATTAGTAATATCGCCCCAAGCACCTGACTT